GGCCGTCGAGCAGCACGATTGTGCGAGGCGTTCCCTTTCGGAATTCCAAACTCTCTCTGATGCTCTTCGGTTCAACCACAGGTAGGGTGACTAGCGTTTCGCTGTCACACGAACCTCCCTGTGTGTTTGGCTAGGGACACACTCGGTGCACGTCTGGGTAGGCGTCATACTTTGCTCTGAACACTAACCGCTCCTCTGTGAGCGGCTCAGGTAGAGCTCCTTGCGGCTTCCACAACTTTTCGTTGTGGCGTATCGCTCGGATGACGCGACCCTTTCGTCGCACCTCCTCGTCCTTTGAGATACTTGGGTGAAGTTGCTCGAGATCAACATTGCTGTCGAAGAGAAGGTCAACTACCTTCATTCCTACGACGTCATTGAAGTTCTCGACGAAGCGATTCTTCTGCTCCTGGAAGGTCGGACCGGGCAAATTTTTCTGTGCCACGGACCAGATCAGCCAGTTGAGGTCTGTACGACCCAAAGCTGAAGGTTGTCGCTTTCGCCAGTCGAGTAGGATCTTGTGACCAACACGAAGATCCAGCTCACTGGGCCCACCCCATGGCCCGGCAGGCAAACCAATGCCGCCGAGCCACTCTGGAATGTACCAGGGTAGTCTCATGGATTTGAGGATTTTAGAGTGTGTTTCGATGAAGATTCTCATGATGCTTGGCTGGAGTTCTGTCGGTGCCTCTCGAATGAGGGTGCGACAGCGGGTTCCAATGTTGTTAATTGGGTCATCTTGGTCGTCGAGACCTGTCCTACCCTGGCTTCTTTTGAAGCCAAGTAGGAGACCCATATTGACATATTTGGTCCTTTTCCAGCACTGCTGGCGTTTCACAGTGGTCCCATCGTTCTTCTTGACTTCTATCTCGAAGCGTGGTACCCGTTCGAAGCTCGTCGAGTTGATATCTAGAAAGTCCTGCGATCTGTAGGTCTTTCCGATGCTCTCCTCGAGTCCTCCGAATCTTGTGATTTCGCGCCAGTAGTTGTAGAGTGTCTTCTTGCTCCTGATGACGACGTCATCGCCGTTGATTAACATGCGACTGTCCTTGAGAAGGACAGGCTTGTTCTCGGCAATTTCGATCGCCCATCTGCACATCGCCGCATTGGCGAGGCAAAGGAGTGGGAAGGACACCACACTACCCATGAGTTGACCATTCTGCTGTGGAGCCCATTCGATTGGCTCACAGCCCTGTAGACACTGTTTCTTCCTTTTGGCGTCCTGCCGTTGGACCTTCCAGGTCGCGTACGCAGGATTGATGAGGTTATGCCTCGTCAAGCCCTCGATTAACAGCTTCTTTTCGGCTTCCCCAAGCCCTATACAAGCTGCAATCTCTTCTGCTAGGGTCTCTGAGACCCAGCATTTAAGATTGTCGGTGGCTGCCTTGTAATCACCAGAGAGGAACTCCTCGTCTTCCATGAGCTGATAGCCCATGGCGTTGAGAACCTCCAGTTCAGTCAGTTTATCTCCGATCAACCGGAATGTTCTGTGCCGACGTAAAGTCGTGTGCATGAATTTCCAGATTGGCCGTAGTGCTGTCTGACGCAAGGGTGGACCCTTGGTGATTACTCGGACCTTCAGTGCCTCACTGAGCCCCAAAGGCTCAGCGAAAACAGGTTCGGTTGTGGCACGCTTTAGCGTGCGGACATAGAAGCGTGAATACGCATCCATGAAGTCCTTGTCATCGACTTGGATCTCATGCGTCCAGAGGAATTCATCCTCTCCTTCCGGAATGATCTTTTCTTCATCGTCCCGTTTCGATATCAATTCAATGTTCAGTCTTCCCCCGGGTACCCTGAGCTCTTTTAGGAGTTCTGGGTGCTCGAGGATTTCTCCCAAGGCTCCTCCACGCCCGCGGCTACGATTGTAGTTTGCAGATGTGGACGGGCAGAACGGCTTCACTCGGTCCATCCAGGTGATCTTCTCTGTGAAGATCTCCCTGACGGTCCTGCGTAGCTGTTGCTGCATCGTGTGCCGACTTAGTAGCGTTTCCACCTTTGGATGGATGTGCTCCTCGTCAGCCCAGGAGACAAGGGATCTCATCGGAGTTTGTTGTGGAGCTGCTGTGAGTGCTCGGAAAGTATCATACTCTCCTTTCCTCAAGGCATCCTCGTCAGGGCGAAACATACCCTTTTTCGATTGTTTAATCGAGACGAGAAAGCTCTCCTTCATTGGCCCGTTGAGAACGGTCCTGGCCCATCGGCCAGCGATTCCCCCAAGAAGAAACTTGGGGTTATCGGCAGCAGAGAACTTCTTTTCTGGTA